CACTAGAAGAAACAATAGGCGAAACAGGGAAGTTGCCGGTGGTGTGCTGCTTGATCGACTGAGACATATTGATCTCGTCAAAGCCCAACACGCCAGTGCCCATCATGCCATTCTTGAACTGCTTGGCGATGGTGTCGGTTGGGTTAAAGAGACCCTTCATGCCTTCAACCAGCCCAGCGTTAGCAGCGGGGTTAACCGTTGCATAACGTGGCGACATAACCGCAGCGGCTTCGTTGAGTTTTTGCTGCGCTTGCAGCAGAACCAGCGAGGTCGATGGGGTCGTGCCTGGCGTGCCGACCGATGCGTAGATGTTCTTGTACGCATTGGCAACGTCAGCGTCAATGCTAGAAGCCAACTGCGAGATACGCGGCTTGAGCACGCGCTCTGCGAAGTCATCCAACTGCATTGTCAGTTCGGCACTGGTGAAGTTAACACCAATGTGCTTCTGAGTCGAAACGGTCAGCGTGGTGAACTGCTCGTTATCGTCCTGCACTTGCAGAGCGGCACCATCAGTCACCAGTGCGCGGTCCGGCAGGCGAATACGCAGGGTAGAACCGATCTTGGCACCTTCGACAGCAAAGCTGTCGTCGTACTGACGGTTTACGTTGCGGGTAAGGACGAGGTTGTTTTCGAGGATCTCAAGGGCCTTCCTTGTGATCATGTCAATCGTAAGAATCGAATTAGACACTTTACTTCCTTTGGATAAGTTGTGTTAGAATAGAAATTCCTTAGTCACCTTTTGGGGTACAACATGATTGGCATAACCGTAGACGGAATCGAGTACCGATTCTGTGACCACCTTTACGCTGTTTCGCGCTGCGGAAAAGTTCTCAGAAAGTTCCTTCCACACACCCCCACCAATAGAAAAGATGGGTATGTATCTCTCGGTCGAAGCAACAAACTTATGCACCGAGCCGTGGCTCAATGTTGGTTGGAGTCGTTTGACCCAGCCAAACACGTTCACCACATTAACGGCAACAAAGCTGACAACCGAGCCGAAAATCTTGAATGCGTTACGGCCAAAGAACATTTTGCTGAACGCCACGCTGGAATGAACGGGCACTACATTCGCACGCCCGAAACCAAAGAAAAAATTCGCCAAGCTCGCCTTGGAAAAGTCACTTCCGAGGAAACCAAAGCGAAACAAAGAGCGGCGTTGTTGGGTCGCAAACGTCCTTACTTTGAACGCGCCGCGCATAGCGAAGCGTCCAAACAAGCGCGTAGCCTTACCCATCACCGCAACACTGGGTGTTGCGTGCTTGGGGTTGAATACCGCTCCTTTGCGGAAGCGGCTAAGGCTACTGGCATTCATAGATTTACGTTAAGAAAAAGATGCCTTTCTGAGAACTTTCCCGACTATAGGATTTTGAGCTTTACATCCGAAGAGACTCCAACTTCCTAATCTGCCGCATCCGCTCTGCTTCAATCCATTCCGAGGTAGACATTGTTTTGGTTGACCGGGGATCGGTCGTGTCATAACTCGGATTGCCTGAAGTGCGAGCGGTAACGGGTCGAATAGGTGCTGGCGCAGATGAGGTTCGTTTAACAGGCGGGTCTGAGGCTAATTTAGCTTCAATTTTCCCGATCTCTTTGGCTTGCAGAACAGGATTAAGCCGGGAAATGCGGTCTGCTTCCTTGGGATTAGAGCCGAGCCAATAGGCTATTTCGGGGCCAATGTCCGAGGCTTGAACCACTTGCGCCATCACATCCGTGACTCGTAGCGTGGGGTTATACGCGACTTGTTCAAAGTCATCGTATTTATCCCGCGCTTCTTCCTCGCGTCCGTGATATGCCTCCAAAACCTCCCTTTGCTGCCTTTGGATTTCTCGCTGCTCAAGCAGTTTGATTGCTTTGGCCTCTGCATAAGCATCAACCGAATCAAACTGATCAATTGGCGGTAAATCAATTGGTGGCGGGGCAGATTCCTTTAGGCTGCGTTCCCACTTCCTCCGTTCAATAATCAATCTTTTCTGAACCCGCTCATCCATTTCCTCTTGGGTAAAGGTCTTAGATGGCTCAGGCTCGACCGGCGTTTCGTTAACTAGTGCTGGCGAGTCCACCGTGGCCTCGGGCACCGGCTCGGTTATTACCTCCGATAAGGTTTCTTCTGACATGCAATGAATCCTAAGATTCCCTGGTGAGCCGCACCAGTACGGTTAACTTAACGTGACTGAATCTGAATCGGTTGATCCAATAACAAATTCAATTGCACTTATAACATATTCGGGTTCTGGTTCTGGAATAACAATTGGCTCCGGCTCAATATCCGACAAAACCCAATCCGCACCATTCCAAGAAATAATTTGCAATGCAGGATCAAATTCCGGCTTTGGCGGGGCTTTGACATAACCCAATAGCGCCATAACCTCTGCATCCTGCGTGTATTGGCTTGCATCAGTGCGCGTCAACCCATCTGGCAACCGAACGCGAAACTGGGTTACTTCAGCGGGAAAGTTGCCATTCTTGCTAAACAAATCCATCTCTTACCTCGTTGGGAATGCTGCGGTTGGCGTGGTGATGGTGCGGGCCACGCCTTTGGTGATGCGTAGGTCTTGGATGTAGCCGTTATAAGTTCCTGATCCAGAAACTTGCTGCCCAACTCTTAATGGTTGATCGCTACCAAAATTTGAATTTATAGATGTAAATGTGCCTTGTACCGTTCCGTTTACATACAATCTTAAAGTGCCAGATGTTCTTGTTGCAGCAACATAATACCAAGTGTTTGCTGTTACAACCCCAGCGGTTGATGTTTTGTCTGTATTGTTTGGGCCATCATAAAAATTTAATGCGCCATTTGAAAAAACAGCAAAAACATAAGCAGTTGCACTGTTTGATGCTCTAGCATCAATAATAGTATTTGTTGCCGACATTGAAGAAAGATAAACCCATGCCTCAATAGTAAAATCACCAGTTCCAAAACCAAAGCCCGGCGAGCTTGTTGCAGTTAGGTAATCCCCCGTCCCATCAAACTTCATGCTCGTAGGCGACCACTTGTACTGTGTGGTGCTGGCCTGAGCATCCCCCACCGTCAGGGCATTATTCTGCCAAGCAGCGTCGTAGATTCCGGCGTTGGTCATGTTGAGCAGGAGGCTCGTATTTGTAATTGCTGTTACTGGTGCGGTGGGTGGTGTAAAACCAGATGTGCTATAAACCGCCGTGCCATTTACAATTCTAAAATTAGAAATATATCCATTCCATCTTTGGCTTGTCGAATCTCCGCGAGCAATATACCCAGTGCTTCGTTGAGCAGGAAAATTCAAAGAATTTGTTGTTGTTGCTACAACCGAACCATTTATAAATGTTCTAAAGTCATTTCCGTTTCTTTGAAAAACTAAATGATTCCATGCGTTAATAACAAGGGTTGGTGTTTGGTCAATTTGCCATGATGAACCACTTGCACTTGCATATACATGAAATGCCCCGCCAGTATAAATCCACATTACTCTTGGGTAAGCACTAGAGTCTAAAGCAAGTGCAGTATTGCTATCAGCAAGACCTAATGGGTACAACCATGCTTCAATAGTAAAATTATTTGTTCCTAAAGTAAAAGCACTATTAGTTGCAAAACTTATGTCATCCGTTGACCCATTAAAATACCCACTCCCCCCATACGTCGCAGCACTGTACGATGCCGCCGGAGAGAAGGGTTGGAAGGCTTGGACTTTGGGGGTGCCGTTGGCTGTTAAAACCCTAACACTAGAAGAATTGTCAATAAACCTATTGCTTTGCAAACACATCAATACAGTATTTGCATCAGAACTTAACGGGGCTGTAGGAACAGAAATTGTTCTGACTACGTTTGAAATTCTAAGGTTTGAAATGTACCCAGCAAATGCGTCAGTAGAAACGCCGTCTGATCCTATACCTAAAGAGCCAGTGCCAACCGTTCCAATAGCGCCGGTGCTATTAGACGCAGAAGTTGAATTGACATACAAAGACATTGCAGACCCATTTTGGGTTACTGCTATATAAGTCCATTGATTTAGGGGAACGGTTGCGGTACTTGTGATGGATGTCGCAACACCAGTTTTATAAAATTGAGCGGTTCCAGAAGTGTTAAGTCTTAACTCCCAACCTCCAGAAAGATTGTTTCTTGTCCCAGCAATTGTTGCTTGGCTTGAATTATATGAAGTTGGATAAACCCAGCACTCAACCGTAAAAACAGTTTGTTGCGCCAGTTCAAGAGCGCCGCCAGATGAATTTGGCGTGGTTAAGTAATCACTAGACCCCCCAAAATATCCACTCCAATACCCATTAGGCTGATACGGGGTAAACGCCCCCTGCGTGGGTGTGCCGTTGCGGGTGATGGTGAAGGCATTGCTAGATGAGTCTAGGAATGTATTGTTCTGTTGCGCGTTGGTGCTGGTAGTGTTGAGCAGTAGTGGCACATACATAAAATAGGGATCGGTCACAACGGCAGGCGTAGCACTAGGCCAGGCACCGCGCTGCTGGGCGCGTTGCTGATTTAGCAGGTTCCAAATACCTCCAGCAATACTTGAAGTTGGGAGGTTTTGTGGGCCAATTCGCTCGCCGTTTCCACGCATATTTACACCGGATATCTAATAATTACGACGCCGCTGCCGCCATTGC